CACGTCTAGCAGCAGCAGATTCAAACAAAGGCGGACAATCGTCGAACGGTGGCGATAACGCAATTTACCCACACTGGAATATGGAAGAAGGTGCATCCGCACTGTTACGTTTCCTTCCAGATGGCAACAACAAAAACACTTTCTTTTGGGTCGAACGAGCAATGATTCGTTTACCATTCAACGGTGTCAAAGGTGACATGGACACCAAACAAGTACAAGTTCAAGTACCTTGCGTAGAAATGTGGGGCGAAAGCTGCCCAATTCTTGCAGAAGTACGCACTTGGTTCAAGGACAAGAGCCTGGAAGAAATGGGTCGTAAGTATTGGAAGAAGCGTAGCTATGTGTTTCAAGGCTTTGTTCGCGAAAATCCAATTGCGGATGACAAGTCGCCAGAAAATCCAATCCGTCGCTTTATCATTGGCCCACAAATCTTTGCAACTATTAAGTCTGCCCTGATGGATCCAGAACTTGAAGAAATGCCAACAGATATGTTGCGTGGCCTGGACTTCCGTGTTGCTAAAACCAGCAAGGGCGGATATGCAGACTATAATACTTCAAAATGGTCACGCAAGGAATCAGCACTAACTGAGGCAGAACAAGCTGCTGTTGATAAACACGGCCTGTTTGATCTTTCAACATTTATGCCAAAACATCCAGGCGATGTTGAGCTCAAGGTCATGAAAGAAATGTTCGAAGCATCAGTTGATGGGCAACCATACGACACAGAGCGTTGGGGTCAGTACTTCCGTCCAGCCGGTATTCAAGCGCCAGCAGGATCGTCAACTCCATCTGCCAATGCTGCACCAGCTGCCAAACCGGCACCTGCAGCAGCAGAGGACGACGTACCATTTGACACAGATGAACCAACAGCAGCAGCCGCTCCTGTGGCAACCGGCGGCAAATCTGGACAGAATGCTCAAGACATCCTGGCAATGATCCGCGCTCGTCAAAACAAGTAAGTAATAACTATCCAAGATAACTAAACATCTCTATGGTGTTTAGTTATTCTTGTTTGTATTAACCACAGGAAACAACATGGCAAAACCATTTGACGTATCAAAATTTAGAAAAGACATTACCAAATCAATTGATGGATTGAGTATTGGTTTCAACGATCCAACAGATTGGATCTCAACAGGTAACTTTGCCTTAAACTATCTTATCAGCGGCGACTTCAACAAAGGTGTGCCACTGGGTAAAGTAACAGTATTTGCAGGTGAATCGGGTGCAGGTAAAAGTTATTTCTGTAGTGGCAATATTATTAAAAATGCACAAGCTCAGGGCATTTTTGTTATACTGGTTGATAGTGAAAATGCACTAGATGAATCATGGATGCAGGCCTTGGGTGTAGATACCAGTCCAGATAAACTATTAAAGCTGTCGATGTCTATGATTGATGATGTGGCCAAAACCATTGCCACATTCATGGGAGACTACAAGGCCCTGCCTGACGGAGAACGACCAAAAGTCTTGTTTGTTATTGACAGCCTGGGCATGTTGCTAACACCCACAGACGTCAATCAGTTTGAAGCAGGCGAAATGAAAGGTGACTTGGGTCGTAAACCCAAGGCCCTGACGGCCTTGGTTCGTAACTGTGTCAACATGTTTGGCAACTACAACGTGGGTATGGTATGTACCAATCATACTTACGCAAGCCAAGACATGTTTGATCCCGACGATAAAATCTCAGGTGGACAAGGCTTTATCTATGCAAGCAGTATTGTTGTTGCTATGAAGAAATTGAAGTTGAAGGAAGATGAAGATGGTAACAAGATCTCTGATGTCATGGGTATTCGAGCTGCATGTAAAGTCATGAAGACACGCTATGCTAAACCTTTTGAAGGCGTCCAGGTCAAGATTCCCTACGAAACAGGCATGAACCCTTACAGTGGTCTTGTAGACTTGGCAGAAAAGCGTAGCTTACTAAAGAAAGATGGCAACAGACTGGCCTTTACAACTCTGGATGGAGAGGTAATTAAACAGTTCCGTAAGGCTTGGGAAAGCAACGAAGCCGGTTGTTTAGACAAAGTCATGGAAGAATTTTCAAAGCAAAAAACTGAGGTAAGTACCACTGAGATTGATGTAGAAGGAGAGGAATAAATGTCAGTAGATTTAGCACAAGCAGTATGGGAAGAACTTAAACGCTACATCGGCCCGCTAGATAGGACAGAAGCAGCAGATGCCCTGGTCAATCTACTTGTAGATAGTAATTTTGATGCCGACGACATTCGCAACTCATTTAGAGGCGATGCCGAAGTCAAGAAAGCACTACAAGGATATTTAGATGATCACGACGACGAAGAAGAAATTGACGACGATGATGATTATGAGGAAGATGAGGAAGAAGAAGATTATTAATTATGTGGTATAACCGTGTAGTATCTAGCCTGGCTAATATTCCCGATTTTATATCTCATTATGAAAACGAGCTTGCGGATGCCAAACGAGATGTTCGTATTGGCGGCCGTGTTGAAATTAATATCAAAGAACTACCCGGTATTACCGAGCATCGTTTCAATCAACTACAAGAGATCGAAGCAGTTCTTAACTATCTCAACATACAGTTAAGAAAAATTCGACGTAGACATTTTCAAAAATACTTAGAAGGTTATGCACGAGCACTAACCAGTAGAGATGCAGAGAAGTATGTAGACGGCGAAGATGAAGTTATTGATTTTGAAACAGTTATCAACGAAGTGGCATTGCTACGCAATAAATGGCTGGGTATCATGAAAGGACTTGAGTCCAAGCAATGGATGAGCGGTCACATTGTAAAACTTAGAACAGCGGGAATGGAAGACGTACAAGTATGACACAATTTAGTAGTGCAGAACTTAGCCATCAACACAGTCTTGAAACTCTTAACGGCCTGTATGAGTACGATGATTTTATGCAAAGCATAACCAATGTAGTTGACATGGGTTGCGGAGCAGGCCTGGATCTAGAATGGTGGGCCACACGAACCACAAGAGACGAATCACCTAGGCCTCTTAATATTAAATGCTTGGGGGTGGGCCAAACGCCAGAACTATCTATGGTACACAAATATCGCAACATAAGATATTCATCTCGGGATTTTGAACAACCATTTCCGCCACAAAAACTCAAGTACGATGTGGTGTGGTGTCATGATTCATTTCAATATGCAATCAATCCTATTGCCACATTGTCAAATTGGTGGGAAACCATGAGCGATGGCGGTATGTTGGCAGTGGTCATACCACAGACTACCAATCTTGAATTTAACGTGCAGGCCTACGACCAGTATGATTATTGCTATTACAATTGGACTATGACCAGTCTAATACACACTCTTGCAGTGTCGGGATTTGATTGCAGCAGTGGATTCTTTAAGAAAAACACCACGGATTGTTGGTTGCATGCTGTAGTTTATAAAAGCAAACACAAACCAATGGATCCTAGATCAACCACATGGTATCAATTAAGTGACCTGGATCTACTGCCCGAATCGGCCATGCGATCAGTGCAACGCCACGGTCATCTAAGGCAACGGGATTTGCTTTTACCTTGGCTTGATAAAAGCCTAATGTCAATGGCACAACACTAGGAAAAAATGATGGTAAACGGTAAAGTATGGGGGCAGACCGAACTGCTGGAAGCAAATGGTGTACTAGAGTTTCATCGGATTGAAGCCAAGGCTGGCGGTACTTGTAGTAAACACAAGCACAAGTACAAGTGGAATGGATTCTTTGTTGAATCCGGTAAACTTATTATTCGTGTGTGGAAAAATAACTATGACCTAGTAGATGAAACTGTGTTGACAGCAGGACAATTTACAAAGGTCAGCCCCGGTGAATTTCATCAGTTTGAAGCTGTTGAAGACACAGTGGCTTTTGAGTTGTACTGGGCAGAGTTTGATCACAACGACATCGAACGTGAATCAGTTGGGTTTGCCAAGTAGTCTAGAAACAGGATTACCTGTTGCTATTTCATCCACAGTCCATTCACTGTGAGAAATCTCAATGAGCCATTGATCTCGCTCAGGCCTGTTGGGCGTTTCTATTTGCGATAAATCCAAGTTTGCCACAGGTGCAGCCACACTGTCAGGTCCTACAAATGCAGGAACTCCAGACATAATGGCCTGACTGCCTGGGCCACTATTCCAATTTATCACAGCCCAGGCATGCCTTAGAGTTTTATCAAAGTCGTAATCGTCGTAGGTGTTGGGAACATGCCAGGGTCGATCCACTATGCATCCGGGCAATACCACTACTTCTTGTCTGGGATGACTGCGTATCACTATTGAACGATCAGTATGCTGCCTCAGCGTACCAACTGTTTGTTTTAACCAGGCTTCTGTGGACGGTTGCCCTGCCCACTGTTGGCTGTCGTATCGTTGTACAGCTATCACAACATCATCACCGGTGGCTCGCCAGGCATCTACTTTTAGATTTAACTGCTGGGGCCTGGCAGGGTCAAGATCCTGTTTACTATAGGACTGATTACCGGTTCCATCGATGCCCACTTTCCAAGTATGGCCTCGCTGCAGCATGCCTACCTCCAACACAATAACTGGCTTGCCTGCAGATCTAAACGCTTGCCAAACAGCTTGATTTTGCCGCATACGACCGGCCCAGACCACACTCCATATTACAGCAACATCCGCAGTCATATCATGGATACTTGATTGGAATCCCAGTTTCTGTAGGCCTTGCTGAACAGCAGCAAACACAGGTCTACTGTTTAATGCACCAAAATTATTAAAAAGGCTGATGTTCATTTGAGTTAAATAGTTA